TCAGGCCGTGAGACTAGATCCTTCCATATTAGGGAAGATAACCGAACCCTGTAAAAGGGTCGATGGTAAGACCGCAAAAGTTTCTTGCGGTACTACATCGTGCCTAGAAAGCACGAGGGCTATGGGCGGTAAAACCGCATACCTTAGCCATCTCGCCACACATAAGTGTGTGCGAGTAGAGTACGATTTCCGTACTCTTGAGCCTACTCATATCGAGCCAAGGCCAATCAGATCCGCAAAGGATCTGGTACATTGGGCAATATATCAAATATTGCACAATCCGACCTACACGTCTTGTGTTAGGTTACACGGTGTTGCAGAGCCTTCCAAGGCTCGTACAATCACCGTAGCACCTTATGCATATCAGGTGCTGATGGGGGTTTTCGCCCACATCTTTCAGCCTAGCTTAACTTCTAGGCAGATAAAGTCTGGCTTAAAGGCAGACAGACATCTGTGGAGATTTCTCACAGATGTACTCAACCCACAAAATACAGAGTGGGGTGAGTTAGTAGATCACCATGTCTACGCACTTTCGACAGATTTGTCGGAAGCTACAGATTTCGGCAACAGAGATGTTGCCCGCCAAATCTGGCACGCCCTTATACAAAGGGCGGAAAACCCAGAGTTTCCTCTGGGTCTAGCACTGCTCGCTAAGAGCAAGTACTGTGGGAAACGCTTCGCGTTCGTCCCACACCAGCTTGGTTACAAGCTAGTCATCATGCAACGTGGTTGGATGATGGGTGATATGATGACTAAAGTCATACTCACTCTCGCACATCAGTATTGTTGCGAGAAATCAGGTCTACGAGTATATACACTTGTAGGCGATGATGAGATCGCTCTTTCGAACGATCCCGACAAATTAAATAAACATTTGTCGACCTTAGAAACAATTTTTAAGGTATCAGAATTGGATACATTTGTATCCGATCGATTGGCATTCTACTGCGAAGAAGGATGCCTTGTCCCACAATCAGTGTTGGACACCCCCCACGTACGCATGCGGAGGGGACAGGATCTTGACTACTTGGATTATCCAAGGATCAGGCTCCTCCTACCTCAACCTAGTGAGGTAGATGCCTACTCTATGACTAATATAGGTAGGTTCAGTCTTCTTGGAAAGGAGACTAGGTGGGTTGCTTCAAGCAATCCAAGGGCAAGAAGGTTCTTCGACCAAGCTTCCCTCCTGCAGCACATACTTGTGCCGCAGGAACCGGACTGTATAAGTCCGTACACCCCCATAGAAATTGGAGGTGATGGTGCATTCCCTATGGATGGAAAGCACATGTTACGTGTAATTGAAAACAAATCACGTAACCCCCGGGAAACTAAATACCGGTTATCCGCACTCCTTAATGGAAGGTTCGGATACAAGTTCGTTCGGTCGAACCGAACTGACAAGGTGGTGCATAAGCACCACCTCTACCTTCCAAAGATTGAAGGTATGAGGAAACTACTTCCGGAAGATTCCGTAATAGTTCCTAGAGATCAGAACCAAAGGACTCTGATCAATTCACTGAAAATAGACATGTTCAGTGATCCGCAATCTGTGTTCTTCGAGATTGCGAAAGGACTGTACTATCAGTCCATACTGCAGGGAAAGAACCCTGTAGAACCGAGCTTCGCGATAGAAAAGAAGTTCAGTGATGGTAGGACCGAAGATCCTAACCTTGACTATGAGCTATTTTTAGCCACATGGTCTAATCCTGGATTTAAATTCCAGAATGATTGGGGTTATGTCGTAGACAAAACTAAAATCCCAAAGTTGAACCCAATGAATTTGGGGTTCGACTGGACCTCCTACGTTCCGGAGAAGGTCCAACTCAAAGGTTACTTTGAGGACTGGGTTCGCGACAACAGTGATTTACTCACTGAGTCACTACCAGATCTTATCGCTCTCATAAGAGAGGATAAGCCTCTACCCAATAGGGTAGTTAACCGACTCAACCTATTTATGGAGTCGGACTCTTATTTGTTACACATCCTGGATAAGGAGTGGGCAAATAAGACGGAGGTCGGGGTTGTTACCCGCGATCAACGCCTTTCGCTTCTTATAAAGCGGAAGTTGGATGCATGGAACACATCCATACCACACCGTGTTATATGTGTGGATCCGGCACTATATATGATAGGCCGAGCCTTTGAGAAAATCTCAGAGGATACACCGCTTCTAGAAGACCCTGGAGCGATGTTACACGTTGACTACAATGAGTTCAGCGATGGTATGCCTCACGACGAGGACATATGGGATAGAGAAATAACTATCCGTACCACTGCACGAGGTGCAGTGCTACTGACTATGAAATAGTCTACGTCACATTTGATCTGTGATAGATATATGACGATTCGGGGCTTTGCCC